GGTATCAAAGGGAGCCACATAGTGACTCCCCCTGAGTGTTACCTACTACTTACCATCTAATTCCTTGATGACTTTATCCAATGCATTCCTTAGTGCAGGGAATCGTTCTGCCTTCTTAAGTGACTTGAATAGCAGAGCGCATTTCACAGCCGTGGATTTGTCCCAGTTTTTATCCGCGTCCTCCTGTTCCATCTGGGCTTTCATGTCTCCAATCAATTTAGCGACGTGCTTGGGAGGCTTACTCTGGACTATCAGAGCCGCGTCTAATTTCTCGGCTTCCGCTAGTTTACCCTTGTCCAGCCGTGCTTTGATCTTACCGACCAATTCGGCTGCGTCCTTGTCTTTCTGCTCTTCCTTTGCGCGTCTCTTCAAAGCCGCGACCGTATTGGATACTGCATCCGATCCGACTTTCTTAGCACCCGTTCTATCCATCTTGCTAGGCTCGTCCAAATCCTTGGCATCCTTCTGCGTCATGTATGCTAGTCTTTGCATACTCTTGGGTAGTGAACGAATCCCGATGTCGTAAACATCTTGATATAACTCGTTCGGGACGGATTCGTTTTCGCCATTCTTGCCCGTAGCTAGAGACACAATATTCTTCGCCAAATGCTCTGCTCGATACCCAGCTCCATAATACTGGTCATAGACCGCGTTAAGTTTAGCGGTGGCTCTGCGCTCCGCAACAAGCGCAGTTTTATGGGCAGTACGAATAGCAGCAGGTACAGCATTAAGATTAAGATTAGTCATTCTAAAGTCCTTGCATACGTATGTATGCGTTAAAGTTAAACCACGTCAGGTGACGTGGCTGTTCCGCTGTGGAACGATTACTAAGCTACACAAATAAGTTTGTGTTGTCAAGTCGAGGTAAAAATCCCAATAGAATCAAGGGCTTACAAATTCGATTCACCACGTTATAACGCGGCTTTTGGCCTAGAGGGGATAGGCTTGACCCCACCTAGGGGGTATGGGCCGCTTGCGTGTGACGCGCATACACATACATATACATATTAATTCGCTCAAACAAATCTGGTTTTTTACTGAAAAATGACCCCCACCCCCTATTTTTACTACCTCTGTGAGTCACACCCCACCCCCTTGTTTCACGTGGAACCCCCCATTGGAGTCCCAAACTGCCTTGCCAAAATTTTTTTTATTTTTTATACTGCACTGCTAACGGCTTTTAGCTTGCAAAGAGTATAGAAAACATGACGTTAGCTCTTACCCCTGAAATCGGGATTGAAATCCCTGACAACTTAACCTACACAGATTTGTGCACGAGGGCTGAAGCAGCGTGTGAGACAATAAAAGTGTTAGAGGATCAAGGACTGCTTATCTCCCCAAGCGATCAAGATAACGATGTTGCCTCCACGTTGCTCACGTCTTATGCCAAAGATGTGGAAAAAACTTCCAAAGCTGTAACTAACGAACGGATGGCGGGTATGACCCCCGCTTCTTTAGTCCAGACTAATGCTATCCTCAAAGAGTTTGGGCAGTTAGTGGCCAAGCAAGCTTCTGAAGTGCGTAACATGGTGGTAAACAAACTTATTTTAGAGACTGAAAGCCCGAAGGACAGTACGAGGCTGCAAGCACTCATTAGTTTAGGCAAAATGCCTGAAGTAGGTTTATTCACTGAACGCAAAGAAATTACAGTGACCCATCAAAATCCAGCCGAATTAAACAAACGATTGCGGGAAAAATTAGAGGTGCTCAAGAAAAATGCTGAAGGCGTGTATGAAGTGGACGCTGAAGACAAATAGGGATGAGTGATACCCCCCACAATCTTACGGAAGATAGTTATTCCCCCGAAGATATTCAGTTGATGCTGGATAATTTTAATATCTATACTGTTGAAGAAAAAGAAGAAATTGAAATTCTAGCAGATGCGCTGGAAAAAAATCGTCAGGTAAAAGCTTGCTATGATGACTTGATTGAGTTTTGCAAACTCATGCAGCCTGACTATAAAGTGGGTAGGCATCATAGACTGTTGGCAGACTTGCTCATGGAAATTGAGAAAGGACGAGCTTATGATGAAGAAGGAACACCCCTTCCTGAAACCGGAAAAGACCGGATATGTGTAAATATTCCCCCTCGTCACGGTAAGTCTCAGTTAGTTTCTATTTATTTCCCTGCGTGGTTCTTGGGTAGGAACCCCGATAAGAAAGTGATGATGGTGTCCCATACCACTGATTTAGCTGTAGATTTTGGTCGTAAGGTACGTAATCTTATTTCTACACCTGAGTACCAAGCTATCTTCCCCACTGTAAAACTAGCGATAGATTCCAAGTCAGCGGGACGTTGGAATACCAATGCCGGGGGTGAGTATTACGCTTGTGGTATAGGCAGCTCGATAGCAGGTCGTGGTGCACATCTGCTGTTAATTGATGACCCTCACTCTGAGCAGGACGTGTTAAGTGGTAACTTTGATGTGTTTGATAAAGCTTACGAGTGGTTTACCTACGGTGCACGGACACGTTTGATGCCGGGTGGTCGGGTGGCTATTGTACAAACCCGTTGGCACTTGGATGATTTAACAGGTCGGGTAGTACGGGACATGGCTCATAATGAGCAAGCCGATCAGTATGAGATTGTGGAGTTTCCCGCTATTTTAGAAGTTGAAAAGAAAGTAGCGAAGAAAAAGAAGGGGAAGAAAGTTACTGAAGTTCAGACTATAGAAAAACCACTATGGCCTGAGTTTTTTAATTTAGACGCATTGGCACGTACCAAAGCATCTATGCCGTTGTTCCAGTGGAATGCTCAGTACCAACAGAATCCTACTGCTGAAGAGGCCGCGTTGGTAAAGCGTGAGTGGTGGAGGGAGTGGAAGGAAAAAAATCCTCCTCAATGTAGCTACTTGATAATGTCATTGGACGCAGCCGCTGAGACTCATAATCGGGCTGACTACACAGCCATTACTACATGGGGTGTGTTCCTTAATGAGGAAGAGGATTGCCACTCGATTATCTTACTTAATTCAATTAAAGAGCGGGTAGAGTTTCCCGAACTTAAACGGTTAGCTCAAGAAACGTATGAAGAATGGCAACCTGATTCTTTTATTGTGGAAAAGAAAAGCAGTGGTACACCCCTTTACCAAGAATTACGCAGGACAGGGATGATAGTTCAAGAGTATACTCCTCACCGAGGAACAGGAGACAAGACGGCACGGTTAAATTCTGTCGCGGATATTGTAAGTTCAGGATTAGTATGGGTTCCTCAAACAAGGTGGGCTGAAGCACTCGTTGAAGAAGTAGCTGGGTTTCCTTTTATGCCCCATGATGACCTTGTGGATTCCACGGTAATGGCGTTAATGCGATTTAGGCAAGGAGGGTTTGTTACTTTACCCAGTGATGAACCTGATGAACCTCAATATTTTCGTGGGTATCGTAGACAAGGGTATTATTAAGTGGACATTAAACTAGGGGATAACCAGCAAAACGTAGTAGAGAGGTTGTCTATTTGTAACGATTGCCCTAATTTAATTAAAGCAGTACAAGTTTGTAAGATGTGTGGCTGTTTTATGCCAGCTAAAGTATGGCTCATGGGGGAAAGTTGCCCTGACAATAGATGGGCAGCAACTGAGGAATAAAAATATGGCTATTGAAAAAAGTTTATTTGCAGGGCCACAAGGCGAAGAAGTTGGAGTGGTAGAGTCACTAGATATTGAAATAGAACCCGAAGTAGTGTCTTTGGAAGATGGGGGTGTAGAGATAACACTAGTTCCTGACATGGCAGACTCGGACATTGCCAATGCACCGTTCGATGCTAACCTTGCGGATTACTTAGATGATGGGCAGTTAAACCAGCTATCCAGTGAGTTAGTCCAAGCGGTAGATGGGGATATAGGCTCACGCCGTGATTGGGCTGAGACTTTCGTTAAAGGTCTGGAAGTTCTGGGGTTTAGCTACGAGGACAGGACTGAACCGTGGGAAAATGCCTGTGGTGTGTACAGCACCGTGCTTGCTGAAGCGGCTATACGGTTCCAAGCAGAGGCTATGAGTGAAACATTCCCAGCGGCTGGCCCGGTTAAAACTAAAATACTTGGTGAAATAACTCGTGATAAGGAAGATGCAGCAGACCGCGTTAAAACGGATATGAACTACGAGCTGACTGATGTGATGGTGGAGTACAGGCCAGAGCATGAGCGCATGTTATATAGCCTTGGGTTGGCTGGATCAGCGTTTAAGAAGATTTATTTTGATCCAAACCTAGATAGACAGACCGCAATCTACATCCCAGCGGAAGATATGATCGTCCCTTATGGTGCATCTAACCTAGAATCAGCCGAGCGTGTCACCCATGTGATGCGTAAGACTAAGAACGAGATGATAAAACTGCAAGATCAAGGGTTTTATCGGGAAGTAGACCTCGGTGACCCTGTATCTTTCACTACAGACATTGAAGAAGCCAAGGCTGAACAGTCTGGAATCTCTCTTTCTTCGGATGATCGCTACGCGGTGTATGAAATCCACGCGGATATTGTGATTGACGAGGTAGATGGGGCAAATAAGGAGGGTGATGACCTCCAAATTGCCAAGCCTTACGTCATTACCATTGAGAAAGGCACAGGAACAGTGCTGGCAATACGCAGAAACTGGAATCCTGACGACCCATTGATGCTAAAACGCCAGCATTTTGTACATTATGTGTACGTTCCGGGGTTTGGCTTCTACGGATTGGGGCTAATTCACATTATTGGTGGCTATGCACGGGCGGGAACGTCACTTATTCGCCAATTAGTGGACGCAGGTACGCTATCTAACCTGCCGGGTGGCTTAAAATCCCGTGGAATGCGTGTAACTACGGGTGATACACCCATAGGGCCGGGTGAATTTCGTGATGTGGACGTGCCTAGTGGGTCAATCCGCGATAATATTTTGCCATTGCCCTATAAAGAGCCAAGTCAGACGTTATTAGCTTTATTGGACAAGATTACTGAAGAAGGCCGCAGATTAGGGGCTATTTCAGACATGAATATCTCCGATATGAGCGCCAATGCGCCTGTCGGTACAACATTAGCTCTA